ACAGTTTCTAAACTACCTTCAATCCACGCTTGTCGAGAACTATATATTTCGCCAATTATATAAATTTTTTTGGGTTTAAATGTTTTTTCTAATTTTTTTTGAATTGCTTTAGATTTGATGCCAACCTTCCAAAAATGCGCACCGCAACACCAATAATGGTTTGTTATCCATTCGGGTTCTGTTATATTTTCGTTTGGAAAAATTTCTCGTAAGTATTTAACTAAATTTTGTTTAATTTCCATTGTACTTAATATATTCCAATAATTTGAAATATAATCATCTGAATAACTAATTTGTATTAATCCAGATTTATTATCAATGGGTATAATAAATTGTAATTTATTATCTGTTAAAGTTTTCTTTATATCTTTAATCCATTTATTTTTATTTATATCATATTTTGCATATATTCTTAATAAATTACCTTCAGATACAGTATCTTATTTTGAAATGCCCGTATCGACAACACATTCTTGTATTGGTGGTATCACCATTACTATCAGGTATAATATCATCTACAACATTTATAATAATTATAAAATTTATATTACGAAAAAGATATGAAGATAAATACATTTATTACGGATTTCCAATTTTAGTTGGTATTACAATACTAATTAATACATTCTTTATAGTTTATAAAGGTGCTAAAGGTATTGGTCTACATAAAACACCATTAAAGTTTTATTAGTAAATTGTCTAAATTTTTATTGATTTTATATAATTGTAATTTATAATTTAATTCTATTTCCTTTTATAAAAACAACTTCTTCTAACGTCCATAAACTATTCATATAATCCTTAAACATTATATCACCCAAAAATGTAATTTTATATTCTAATAATTTTTTATTTTTAAATGTAAAATCTACATCTTTATAATATAAAAATAAAGAACCTATATTCCAATTATTTTGAATTATTTTTCTTGACATTAAAATTTCTTTTTCAATTATCGCATCATATTTGGTTTTAGCATATTTTTCTAAACTAAATATTTCACATTCAATCAAATATCTTAGTGTTGTTTGATTCATTGCAAAAATATAAGATTGAACGTGAGATAAATTTAATGGATTATTACAAGTATTTATTGTACTTCCAAACAATTTTACATTATCTTTTAAACCGTCCAAATATACATCAGTCCATCTTTTATTAGAATTAAGAAAAGGTCCTATAACAGAACTATTTACAAAAATAAAATTTTCATAATTCGTGTATAAGTTATCTTTTAATAAAGCATCACTCCATCCTCCAAAATCATAACCTATATTATCTCTACTAAGTTTTTTAGCATAAAAAGGTATTTCAAAATTAATATTTTTATTATTTGATATTACAACAAAATCTACGTTTGCATCTTGAAAAATACAATTATCAATAAAATGCTTTACTCTATCATTATAATCATAAAAAACATACAACACCAAAGTGTTAGACATTATTAATATTAATATTATTTATATTTATATAGTTTTTTATCAGTTATATATGAAAATTTTATTACAGAATATAAAAAAATAGAAAGAAAAAAATAAGGTGAATAGAGAAGAAAGAGATTAAAAAACTTAAACAAAAATAAATATAAATTAGTTTACTTACAAAATTCCATTAATTTTTAAGCACAGTTATGTTGAATAATATAAAACAAATAATATCGAATTTAAAAAAATTATAAAGAACAATGAAAGACCATTATTATAATATATATATAAAAATAAAAAAAAATTTTTTTGTTTTTGGTGATTTAATTTTTCTAAAATATGTTCCGCCCATTATGCCCATTCTAAACATTTCTTTCGGTGTTATATTTGGTTTAAAGTCTGGATAATCTTTAAAATAAATTTTCATTCTATTATTTATCTATTTTAAAAGTTTTTCAACAGTTTCTAAACTACCTTCAATCCACGCTTGTCGAGAACTATATATTTCACCAATTATATAAATTTTTTTGGGTTTAAATGTTTTTTCTAATTTTTTTTGAATTGCTTTAGATTTGATGCCAACCTTCCAAAAATGCGCACCGCAACACCAATAATGTTTTGTTATCCATTCAGGTTCTGTTATATTTTCGTTTGGAAAAATTTCTCGTAAGTATTTAACTAAATTTTGTTTAATTTCTATTGTACTTAATACATTCCAATAATTTGAAATATAATCATCTGAATAACTAATTTGTATTAATCCAGATTTATTATCAATGGGTATAATAAATTGCAATTTATTATCAGTTAAAGTTTTCTTTATATCTTTAATCCATTTATTTTTATTTATATCATATTTTGCATATATTCTTAATAAATTACCTTCAGATACAGTATCTAATAATTCTTTATATTTATTAAAATAAGGGATTGTCATATAACCATCTTTACATATCGCCAAATATAGTTCTGTATATTTATAATTTTCTTTATTTGTTTTTACTATTTTTGTTTTTTCTTCAATATCTAATAAATGACAATTTAAAATTATTTTTACTTTTTTTTCTTTTAGATATTCGTAAATTTTTTCGTAAAGTATACTTAAACCGCCTTTTAATATAAAAAAACTATTATCTTCAACATCAAAATCTTTTTTTAATGTATATAGGGCATCATATGCATTTAATTTATATATTTCATTAACATAACCCAATGATCTATCTAATATTTTAACTTCATTTGTATTTAAGAATGTAGAAACATAATTATGAAAATTCATTTTTGTTAAATCTAATTTAGATTTATAATCAATAACATATTTCCATAATTTGCTAATAGAATCAAAATCAGAATTATAATATTTTAATAATTCTTTTTCGTTAAATATTTTATTATCGACAAAATAATCTTTATCACCTATTATATCATAAATTTTATCCGTTAAATTAAATTCTTTTATCAAACTCATTACTAATGTTTGTTTTTTCCCCAATCTTCCAGCGCCAACATCATATTTATACCCTTTATTATTATAAGTATAAATACGCCCTCCTATTCTATTTGATTTTTCAATTATAATAATATCATTTTGACTAATATTTTTATATTTAATAAGTTTATACGCTAAATATAAACCTGTTATACCAGCACCGACTATAATTCTAGTCATCTTCTAAAAAATGACACATATATAAAATATAATATAAAATATGAATAATATAAAAAAAATTGATAATAAGTTACATTTTTTCTTAAAAGTAAGAATGACATCATTAATCAATATTGATAATTATAACGAAAAATTCAAAGAATATCATGAAGATATTATTGAATTTTCTAAAAAAAATAATTTAACACTTATATCTTTAACATCAATGAGAGGTCAAGCATTAGCTTTAATGTCTCAACCAGAAATAAGAGGGTGCAAACATATTGGTAGAGATGAAGCAGTTAAATTTTTCAAAAATATTGGTATGGATACCAATGATGCTATACAACAATTTAATAAAACAACCGGTATTAAAAGAATGAAATTAAGAAGAGGGTATTATTGTTTAGAATATCCATTTAATTATGATACAACTGATTTAGATAAAAGAAAAGGAATTTCTATTACAGGAGATAGAGATAATTATATAAATATTATAAAAAAATGGTGGAAAAATAATTTAATTGATATTCCTAATAATGAATGGCAAATTGGTCATTTAGATCCAACAATTGGTGATTCTACTGAAAATAATTTAGCATATCAACCACCAATTCAAGGAAAATATAGAAATAGATTTAAATTTGATGAATTCTTTATTAAAATGTGGCCAACAGTATATGAATTGGTTGACAAATTAAATTATTATTATACTAATAATGAACAAAGAATATTATATGAAGAACTTAAGAAGAAATTTGAGACTCGATAGTATCTTTGATTCTATTTTCAGAAATATCTATATACTCTTTATTTATATCAAACCCTATATATCTTCTATTTGAATTAATACAGGCAATAGCGGTTGTTCCACTACCTATAAAAGGATCTAATATAATAGCATTTTCTTTTGTAAATAATTTTATTAAATGTGAAATTAAATTTACAGGTTTTACTGATAAATGGGTATTATATACTTTTTTTTCTATTTTACTTGGTTTTGATACTAAAAATACTTTATCTAATGTATCATCGATTTCTTCTGTTGTTATAATATTAGAAGGAAAGTACCCATCACCTGTTTTTGTTTCATCAGATGTATTCATTAATCCAGTACCATATTTTTGAAAATTATCTATATATCTTTTTTGAATAGGTTTTACAGCAAGACACATTGGTTCAATTGCTGGTTTTAATTGTGGTGTTTTCCAATTATTACATTGTTGTTTTAATTTAATTTTTTCATCACTTGTTAATAATTTATCGTTATCTATAATATGATTTTGTGAAAATGCTTTAACTTGTGACTGTGTATATATCCACCCTAACATATCTCTAATTTCAAAACCAGCATCTTCAATTGCCATTGTCATTGAATGATATAATCTAGGGCTACTAAAAGAAATGAATGCGCCACCCGGTTTAATTATTCTATAAATTTCATGTGATACTTTTGAATAAAAATCATAAAATTTTTTTGATTGATTTCTATCAAATTTCATACCTTTTGGTAAATTACCAACGAGCGAAGAAGAACCTTTATTATCAATATTATCTTTATTCCAATTATTACCAAGACCATCTAAAAAATATGGTGGATCTGTGCAAATCATATCAATAGAATTTGAAGGAATTTTTTTTATTATTTCAATACATTCTGTATGTATAACTTTATTAATAATATCATTTAAATCTAAATATTCTTCTGAATTATTTTTTTCTAACAATTCTATTAATTCATTTTTTGATTTATTTTCTAAATTATTAATATTATGTTCCTTACACAATTTTATTAAGTCCGATTTTTTTTTTAAAGTATAATCCATTTATATAATTGTGTATAAATATAAATATCATTTTTTAAAGTTTATAATAGACATAATATATACTCAAAATAAAATTGAATGAAAAATACATTATTAAAGAAAAAAATGATTTTAATATTTGTTTGTTATTTAACACTAATATGTTTTTGCATATTGATGAATTTCCAGATGATATTATTGATATTATTTATTCCAAAATTGTTTTTAAACAACCCAAGACCCTTTTAAATGAAATAATTAAATATGGAGAAAATAGAGAATACTTATATTATTTAAATAGATTAGATGATGATTTATTATATGAATGTTTGTATGATATAGTTATTATATATGTACTTATTTGTGATAATATAGTTCCATATTCTTGTGATCCTGACCAATTAAATAATGCTAATTATATAAAACTTGATAAAATAATATTTGGTATTTACGATGAGAATGGTATATTCGATGCATGTAAAGCGTATAATATTATATATATGATTATTATGAATATTGATAATTATTATGTTGAAAAAATTATAGAACCATATATTTCAGTTATTAAATATGATGAATTAAATATCATAGGATATTTAACATATAATGGAATTTGATAAAAAATGATATATATTTAAATTTAATTTTAAATAAATGAAAAGTTATTTATTCGAAAATAGAAATAGAAAATTTAATTATAAAGTTAATAATATATTATATAATGTAGATATTTATCTTTATAAATTAACATTAATTTTTTGATTTTAATCTATACAAAGTATAGACCTTATGAAAATTATTTATGACATATTAGTGATTATTTTTTTAATAAATGGTTTATTTTGGTCATTAGCGACACATTATGAACATTGTGTATTAACACAATATTTTAATATAAATAAGTGCTTATCTCATGGAACACATTTAATAATTGGTATAATTAGTTTACTTATCGCTATAATAATTAAACAACGTTCGTATTTTAGAAATTTTATATAAGAAATTTATATAATATAATTACATAGAAAAATGAAAAAAATCTTTTATATTTTACTTTATATCTCATTAAGTAGCGCATTTAATAATATTGTTACTCCAAATTCAATTAGACTTAGACATAATATTAATTTTAAGATGCAAAATAATAATATGGATGCAAAAAATTTTGATAAAATCGACAAAAATAAGTCTGGTAAATTAGATCAGCAAGAACTTAATAATTATTTCGGTAATAATGAAATTATGAAATTAGGAGATTTAAATAATGATAATGAAATTGATTTTTCAGAATTCGAAAGAGTTGTTAATATTGATAAATTTGGTATTGAAAATGGTGGTAATTTATATGTAAGAAATGCTATTAAATTTGGATTTCTTAGCAAAAATTCTATTTTAGCACAGGGAGAAGCATCGGTTATCGTAGGTAATAAAGGTTTTGATCCATTAAATTGTTCAACAGATATGTTAACATTAAAAAAATATAGAGAAGCAGAAATTAAGCACGGAAGATTAGCAATGCTTGCAACTGTTGGTTGGCCAATTTCGGAATTATTTCATCCCTATTTATCAACAATTACACAAAATACAAATTTATTATCTTTTAATAACAAAGTTCCTTCCATTCTTAATGGAGGTTTTGAAAAAATTAATCCAATTTTTTTCATGAGTATTATTGTATTTGCAGCAAGTATCGAATCTATTGTTCTTAATAAGGATTATAATAATTATTTTGATTATAGGATTCCTGGTGATTTTGGATTTGATCCGCTAAATTTTTATACTAATAAAAGTGAATTTACAAAAAAAAATTTAGAATTAAAAGAATTAAATAATGGACGATTAGCCATGTTAGCAATTACTTATTTTGCATTTAGTGAATTTATTACAAATAATCCAATTGTAACAAATTCGCCATTTTTTTAATTTATTCATTATATTTATATATTTCTTTTTGTATTATTAAATTTATCGAATTTGACGGCAATATCATTATTAATTTTTTTATAAATTTATTTATAATTCTATTAAAATCATTACTTGGATATGAAAATACAATATCACATACGGCATCTTGTTCATTTTCTAATTCATTTAAAAACGATTTTGCATTAATATCATACCATAATTTTAATAATTCTTTGTGAATTTTCATTAAATCATTTATTCTATAACTTTTTAATAGTCCGATAGAATCTTTTACTTCTCCATAATGGTTTATTTCATGTAATAATTTATTTGGTGGTAAATATATATATTTTGCACATTCAAGTAAAATATCACTAGGCAAATTGTCAATAAGTTCAATCAATGACATTTTAATAATAAAAGGTACTGATAAAATTCATTTTTTAAAATTAAATAGTATTTCTTAAACTTTTTACATATTTGAATATTTATATATATATTATATAAAAAAATGATATAATTTTATTTTAATTTTAATAAAATTATGTGTAATATTAATCAGAATGTTAACATTAGTGATATAGAAGATTTTAATCAACATAAAAAAAAAACAATTGAAAATGATATGTGGATAACTTTACTAAATGAATTTAAATCAACTTATTTAAACTTTAATACTAAAAAGGATGTTATTATTTTTCAAAAAAAAATGCAAAAAAATTACAAAATTACTTTATCAAATTGTGATTTAGTAAAACTATATGAAAATTTAAATATTGATAATATTAAAATTAAAAATTTAATTATAAAAAAAAAACAAAAATCAAATTCTGGTGTATTGGTTATTACTGTATTGACATCTGCACACCCAGAATATATTGATGAGGACGGTATTTTACAAATTGGAAAATTTTCATGTAAACACGATTGTGCATATTGTCCAAATGAAAAAGCACATGATGGTAATAATTGGACAGACCAACCAAGAAGCTATTTATTTTCAGAACCAGCAGTTCTGAGAGCAAATCATAATGATTTTGACCCGATTAAGCAAATGAATGCAAGACTTAGTACATTAAAAGAAATGGGACACGCATTAGATAAATTGGAAATTATTGTTTTAGGCGGAACATGGAGTGAATATCCGGAACAATACAGGGATGATTTCATTACAAAATTGTATTACAGTGCAAATATATATAATAATATTTATAAAAGAGATTTATTGTCTTTAGAAGAAGAAATTGAATTTAATCAGAATGAAGCAGTTATACATATTATTGGTTTAACATTAGAAACCAGACCAGATACTATTACATTAGATGAAATTAAAAAATTTAGAAAATATAATTGCACTAGAATTCAACTTGGCGTACAACATACTGAAAATAGTGTTCTAAAAAAAATTAATAGAGGTCATAATATCGAATGTGTTTATGAAGCAATTAAATTATTAAAAGATAATTGTTATAAAATTGATATACATTTAATGCCAAATCTACCAGGATCTAGTTATGACATAGATGTTAAAATGTTAAATGATTCATTATATGATCCAAGATTACAAGTTGATCAATATAAAATATACCCAACGGCAATTGTACCGTGGACAAAAATTAAAAAATGGCACGAAGAAGGTTCATATATTCCTTATGACGATTTAAAATTATTTGTATTAATTAAAGATTTTAAACAAAAAGTACAAAAATGGAAAAGACTTAATAGAATTATAAGAGATATTCCTAGTACTTATATATCTGGTGGATATAGTCATAAATATGTTAATATGCGACAATTATTACAAAATGATATGAAAAAATATAATTGGTCTTGTAGATGTATTAGATGTAGGGAAGTTGGTAATAATCTTATAAATCCAGATGATATAAGACTGAGTATTGAACAATATGATGCTTCAGATGGTAAAGAATATTTTATATCATATGAAACAGATAATTACTTAATTGGATTTATTAGACTACGATTGAGTAAAAATAATGAAAATAGATTAGAAATTCTTAAAGATATGGCATTAAT